TCCAATCGGAGAAATGTGCCTTTACACAACGGTTATAGGTCTTACCAAACAGTTTCTGAGTTCCTGCTTTCTTATAACCTTTCCAGCACTTCTTACCTGCCTCATCAATTACTGATTGTGATGGTTGGAGTGGTTCTGGTTTGATAATATCGATGGATTCAATCTCCATTGCTTGGAAATCATCTTTCCAATTTGAAACATCATAACCTTCATTTTGCTGTTTCTTCATTATATAATCATATCCAGTCTGATTACTTCCACTTTTTTCGTAATCTCTCATTTGCTTTCTAATTCCTTGAGTTCCTTTATAGATCATTCCAGCACTCAAAGCACCAAGTCCTAACATTGCTGCTACTCTTGGATTTTTTACTTTTGATAAAGTCTTAAGAACTTTTCCAGCAAGACCTACTTTTGGTTTTGGTGCAGATGGTCTTGCAGGTCTTGGTCTCCTTTGATAGGATACGCGATCACTACCACCTTTTTTATAAGTTTCACGGGGAGTGGCACTTGAAGTAGATGCTGGTTGCTTTGGAACATTTGGAAGTTGTACTCCAGGTCCTTGAGACTTTGGAGTTCTCATATTCTTTATTGCATCACGAATTTTTTGTTCAGCACCTTTGTTTGCTTTGATTAAATCTTCAATCTGCTCTGGAGACATCTTACGAAGTTTATCCTCAAGACCTTCAAGAAGCATATCTTCTCTCCAATCAGAGAAACCTTCTTTTTTGGTCTTATTTCCCCAGTTCTTAGCACCAACTTTACGACACTTAACTAATGCACCAGATGCATAAGCACTTGGCCAAACAGAATAGCGTGACTTGACCTTATGGTAGCAAGCATCTTTCTTGCCCTCATCAACTAATTCGGATTCTGGTTGATATGAACTTTTCATCAAGATTCCTCCTGTAGGTTTTGATTCACCACCAGTTGGTCTATTATTAGTTCTGGTAGGTACAGGTTTTGGTGTATTATTAGTGGGTTTTGGTTTATTATTAGTGGGTTTTGGTTTATTATTAGTGGGTTTTGGTTTATTATTAGTAGGTTTTGGTTTACCAGGTCTAGTAGGTTTCTTTTCTGGTTTATTGGGTTTATCGAATTTGCGTTTCGATTTACTGGAATCACTACCAACTTTTATTCTTCCAGAGTAACTAACAGACCCACTAGCAGTTACACCAGTCTTGCCTTTTTCAGAGGAAGCAGATGCTGCAGTACCTTTATTTGCAATTGCTTTATCGACAGCACTAGAAACGGATTTGTCTGTTGCCTTACCAGGAGTAGATCCATAACTTAAACTACCTTGAGCTACAAATTTCTCATCTACCATCTCACCTTCTGGTTTATATGAGTTACCCAGAGTTCTATTGATCATATCGGTTTTTTGCTGATTCTGCTGCTTAATTTTTTCAGCAACTTTTTTACCCTTATCATAAACTGCTTTTCCTGCCAATGCTGTTCCAGCAGCAAGACCTGCTTTTATACCAAGTGCTATAGCAGGTGCTAATTCATCAATCTGTTCTAAGTCTGCTCTCCAGTTTGAATAAGATTCTTGAGTCACGTTCTTTGCCTTTCCTTTTCTGTTTGGATTTGGATCTTCTTTGCGTTTTTTGCGTGCTCTCTTATTTCTTTCTTCCTTACTCATAGCAGCACGGTCGTCTGCATCACGGCAGTAGGGTTTAGTCTTCTGACCAGGTTGCTTTGCACAAGGTTTGCCATCATACTTGCCACCTGCTTGAACCCAACCACCACCTTTGAACCAATCACGAAGAGAGTAACCTTTAGATTTTGCGGATTTGCCATCACGCTTTTCAGCAATGACTTCTTCATCCATTTTATCTACATAACCAGCAGCAGCATCAGTGTCATGTGCAGTATCAGTAATCTTTGCTTGCATCCAGGCAGGAATATCTTTTTCTTTTTTGCCCAATGCTTTTCTGAGTTTTTTGATATTTTCCTCAGATTTCTTCAACTGAGACTGTGCCATAGCGACTTCATGGTCACCTTTCTTTTCTTCTTTCATTGCCTGCTTACGAATAGTAGCAAAGTAAATCTTGGTACCTTCTTCTTTACCATACTGATCAATCATATTCTGCTTCATATCAGACTTATCATACTTTTTCTTCAGCATGGTGTCCTTCCTCTTTTGAGCAGGACTCATTGTTGCCTCATTTACCTTTTTTCTACCCCGACAGTGTGCTCGCTGAGAGAATCCTTTTGGATTATCGCAATCGATTGACTTTTTGTACTTTGCACTCCACGCCTCCGATACTCCTCCGCCATTAGAGCCCCCATCAGACCCCCCATTCCCATTTCCATTGCCATTTGCACCATTTCCGTTGCCATTCTTTTTCGTTTCAGTATCTTCGGACTTTTCTTCTTCTTTACGAAGCCATCCGCCTCCGCCAACATAATATCCCATAGGGATTCTCTTACACTTCTTAGAAGAGTAACAGTAGTAATATCCTTTTTTACAGGATTTTTTCGCCATTATTTGGAGTCAGACTCATTATTATTTAGAAAACCTTGCTTCAGTAGTTTTGATAATTCTGAAGTTGAACCAACAAACAAAGCATTATTTGTGACGTTACTTGGTCCTTTACTAGTGTTATCTTCTTCTAAATCTTTTAATTTCTTCTGGAGGTCTGCCAATTTGTCTGTAGTATCAGCAACACTCTTAATTAACTGACCAGCAACTTCATATGCTCTTGGACTTGCACTCTCACCTGCAAGTTCCATGATGCCATTAATTGCTTCTTGACCTTTTTCAATTAAAGAATATAAGTTTGCACGAGTATATTCATAATCTTTTGTAATATCATTTTTGTCCACTTTTGGTGGAACTGGTTTTATTGGTTCTGACTCAACAATGCTACTTTCAATATCAAGTGCTTTGTCAATGGACTCATAATTATCTTTCATAGTTATTAAATATCAGTTTGACGAGTTGGACTATAAGTTTTACCGTCTCCTAAGAATTCCCATTCTTCGTCAAATCCAAAATTATCACCTGGCATAAGTAATGGTTTATCTGCGGCATCAACAACACCATCATTATTTTTATCAACCTTTGCAACAGGTTCAACTGTATATCTCATTTCGCGTCTAGCAATGCTTCTATCAGTGCTACTATACATATCAACCTGAACCTTACGAATAAGACCATCGCTGCTGTCTGCGATAGGACCAAACAGATATGTTTTTGCAGTAAAATTCAATGTGTGGATAAGTGCTCTTCTAGTATCAAAAGATCCTTCATAATCATCTTGAAAATTTACAGAATCTAGAATAATTGGAACATCTCTTTTTTCTCCAATTGATTCTACTAAGTCTATAGTAAGATTAAAATGTGGTTGAAAAACAGGTAATATTTGTTCTAAAATCTGAAGAGAATCATCATTCAATTTAGAAAGAATATTCAACTGAAATCCAATATTATATGGAACAGGCATAAAAACTTTTTTTACCTTACTTCCATCATCACAAGTTTTAAAAGTCTGTACAAGACTTGACTTTCTTGTAGAATCATATGCAATAGATGTCATCTCAAATGACATTCTTGGTAGAGTAATCTGAACTGCTTTGTTTAATTCTGCTTGCTGTTCTAGTCTTGCCAGAAATTTTTGGACAGGACCATATGCAAGAGGAACTTTTAAGTCACTAATGTCATTACCACTTTTATCTTGGTGGCGTACATGAATGTCGTTAAATAATGTTCCGAAAGATATAATTGTCTTTCTAACTATTTCGTGATAGTAATAAGTTCCTAACATTAGAATGTTCCAAAGGGATTAGATTCGGTGAAGTCTAAGATATTATCTGCTTCAGATTCGAATATATCATTTTCAGTATACTCATTGTATATATCATCTTGATTGAAAGACTGTAATGGATACTCTGCTCCAGAGTCTTTCCCTCTAATAGTTTCTCCTGGGAAGAATCCAAGTTGAGTAGAACCAATACTGACATTAGATACTTTAAGTATATTTGTATCTTTATCCCAAGATTTAACTCTAGCTTCGGTCTTGGATCTTTCTCCAACAATAACTTCATTGAAGAGATATGTTCCAAGACCACTAAGTGCTTCTGGATCTGCAATAGTAACTGTTGGAGCGGAACTATATCCTCTACCTGGATTTTCAACAAAAATTCCTTTGACTACACTTGCACCAGCAGCATTAAGACCAATAGATGCAATACCAACAGCAGTGCTACTAATTCCACTTGCAGGAGGTGCTGCAACTGTTACTGTAGGTGCTGTACCAAACCCAACGCCACTTTCTATAATGTTGTATCTAATTACACCTTGACCACTAGTTACGATGCGACAAGTCGCTGCTGCACCAGTTCCACCACCACCAGAGATTGTAATAGTAGGTGCAACAGTATATCCAGCACCAGCATTGATAAGTAAAATTTTGTCAATAGATGTAACGCCACCTCTAGTTGTAAGGACTCCTATTGCTTCTGGAGTATCACCAATTTGATTTGTTGGTGATGTCGTAAATCCAATTGTTGGTGGTGAAGTATATCCAGAACCATCATTATTTAAGAATATTTCTCTAACATATCCACTAGTTTCCGTTCCTTGTATGATAGCAACTGCA